CTGCTCCTCATGAACGCGGGCGGCGGCGGTAACGTCAGCGTCAATGCCGGCGCCATCGCAGGCACCGGCGCAAGCAACCAGGTCACTCCCTCGCTCGGCATGGAGCCGGCTCAGGCAGCTGGCACGGGCGCCGCGAATGCACCGAGCGTTGGACATACGCCGATCCAGGCTACCGGCACGGGTGCAGCCAACCAGGTCACGCCGTCCATCGCGCCTGTGCCTGCACAGGCTGCCGGGACAGGCGCAGCCAGCCAGCCAGCCGCCTCGCTCGGCGCCGCGCCATCAAAAGCAGCTGGCACGGGTGCCGCCAATACACCGATAGCGGGTCTCGGGGCAGCGCCGACAGCGGCGACCGGCACGGGTGCATCCGGCGCACCGACCAGCAGCATCGGTGTCGAGCCGACTGCTGCCACTGGCACCGGGACGGCCTACAACCCGACTGCAGTCGCGGGCATCAGCGTCCAGGCGGGCAACGCTGCCGGAACAGGCGCAGCCAATCAGCCCACAGTCTCCCTGGCGGATTTCCCGGCTCAGGCAGCTGGCACTGGCGCCGCGAGTAATGCAACGGCGTCACTCGGAGACTTCGCGGGCGCCACGGGCACTGGAGCGGCCGGTGGGCCAACGTCCGCAGTCGCTCCATCGCCGACTGCTGCGACCGGCACCGGGGCGGCGCTCCAGCCGACCATCCAGACACAGACCGGCACCAACGCCAACGCCGAAGCGGCACTCGCCATCGGCGCGGCCTTCGACGCAACCATCCAGACGACCGGACTGGTATCGACGGGCGACAGCTACCCGATCCGGCTTCGACCAGCGCCACGCCCGCTGGTGCATACACGGGCGGCTTATGCATTCGGGACTGGCTTCGCATTCGATGCCACCGTCGCGATCTTCGAGAACGACGATGAGCTAGTCCTCGGCCTCAACGAAGAGGCTCTGTTGGGAGTATTCGCATGAGCGTCCAGTACCACAATGCCGACCCCGTCGAGCTCGAGGGCCAGTTCCGCGCCGCCGCAGACGGCTCATCCGTCTTCGAGGGCTACGCGGCCATCTTCGGGCAGCGTTCAAAGCCCATCCGCGACGAGCTGGCGCAGGGCAATCGGCCCTACGTCGAGACCATCACCGCCGGCGCATATCGCCGGACGCTCGGCTCCGGTAAGCGCCAGTCATTCGTGGTCGACCACAACGAACGGATGATGATCGCGTCGGCTCCCGGTGGGGCGCTGCGTCTCTCGGAGGACTCCAAGGGGCTGCACGTCGAGTCACCGTGGCCGCGCACCGACTACGCCGACAACGTCCGGGCGCTGCACGACGCCGGCGAGAAGCTCGCCATGTCGCAGCTCTTCGCCACGCCCGCCAACGGCGATGCGTGGGACCGAACCGGCCCGACGCATTCGCGCATGGTCAACGAGGCCATCCTCAAGCACGTCTCCGTGCTGGCGACGATGGAACCGGCCTACTCCGGCACCAGCGCCAGCTTCCGCGCCCTGGACGACCTTGCAGGCGCCCTGCTGGCCGACCGTGACGCACTCGCAGCGGCAATCGACAAGCTCGCCAATGGCGAGCCGCTGACGCCGATGGAGGCGGACCTTCTCGAGTCCGCCATCGAATATCTCGAACCTCCTGCCCCCATGGACATGGAAGTCGATGGGGATGGCGAAGGACAGGTCGGACGAGCGGCATTGGACCGCTGGGCGGCACGCCTCGCCGAGATGGAGGCAGCACTTCCCGCATAGCCCGGAGTCACGGCTCACCCGCCTGCGGGCGGCTCACCCGGACAACCACCTAGTGACGGGGTCCCACCAAGCACTCAGCATGGGAGACCACCACAAGTGGACACGTACCTCGAAACCCTGGTGACGCAGCGGAAGGAAGCCGCTGCGCGCATCAAGGAGATCGTGGCCGGCGCGGCCGAGTCACAACGCTCCATCACTGCCGAAGAGCAGGAGACCCTCGAGAAGGCCGACGCGGATTACGACCGCCTGAAGGCCGAAGAGGACAAGCTCGTTGCCATCGGCGAGAAGCTCGCGGCCGGCGACGTCGTCCGTTCCCGCATCACCACCGAGCCGCAGACGCAGGACGACGAGTACGAGCGCAAGAACGACCGGCAGATCATGTCGGCCGTCCAGGCGGCTCAGACGTCCATCCGCCACGGCGCGCAGTTCTCCGAGCGAACGCTGGACTTCAACATCGACTACGGCAAGGTGCTGCAGCTGTCGTCCCGCGCCATCTCGGACTTCGCTAACGCGGCGAGCCTGTACGTCAACGACTTCAGTACCCGAGTGGCGGTCTACCAGCGCACGCTGTCGCCGCTCCTGCGGATCGCAACGGTCATCGACGCGGACAACGGGCGCCCGCTCGTCATCCCGTCCCTGACGGTCGACCCCTCTGTCGTGTCACCCGGTGAAGGCACCGCCATCACCGAGAACTCCGGCACCGAGGGCAGCGCAACGGCCACGCCGGTCAGCTACAAGGCGTTGAGTTACATCAGCGCCGAAGCCGAAGAGGACGAGCTCATCGGCCTCCTGCAGCTCATCAGCCAGCAGCAGGGTCGGCAGCTCGGCTTCACCGCCGGTACTGCCATGTCGGCGGCGCTGCTCACCGCGGCGACCAACGGCGGCACGGCGAACGGCCTGTCCGGCGGGTCAACCGCAACCTTCATCGGTTACGAAGATTTGCTCGACTTGAAATATGGTCGCGCGTATCCGTACCGCCAGAACGGCGCTTGGCTTGCCAGCAACGGCATGATCAAGAAGATGCGCAAGTACACCGACAAGAACGGTCGGTACCTCTGGCAGGACGCCATCGCGGCTGGGCAGCCCCCGGCCTTCGACGGTGACCCGGTCTATGAGGATCCGGGTCTGGCGACACCAGCGAGTGCCACGAAATCCATCGTGTATGGTGACTTCAGTGCGTGGATCATCAAGCAGCGCGCGCTCCGCGTCGCTGTCTCGGTGGACTTCAAGTTCGACACTGACCAGGTCGCAGTGAGGACCGTGTACCGCGCCGGTGGCGCGCTCGCGGACACCATCGCCCTGGCCTACCTCGTCTCAGCCAACACCTGAGATCGCCCACCGGGAGCGCATCCCCGGTACCCCACTACATGCGAGAGCCGGGTCTGACGACGCCCCGTCATTCCCGGCTTTCGTGCATCCAAGAGGGAGGGCGACCCTTGCGCATCGCGTGGTATTCGACAGGCCCGAGGGCCACTTCGGGTTACGGAACGCAGACCAAGATGATGCTCGACCGCCTCAAGGCGGACGGGCACGACGTGGCCGTGCTGGGCCTCTACGGCAACCAGGCGGGCATGGAGTTCTACGACACTCCGCACGGCCCGGTGCCGCTGTACCCGGTCGGTGCCATCCATTACGGGCTCGACGTCTGCGACCAGCAGGCGAAGCACTGGTTCAACGGCGAGCCGGGCGTCGTCATCACGCTGTTCGACGTCTGGGTGCTCGGCGGCAAGAACGCGCCCCGCTTCGAGGGACTGCCTGTCGCCTCGTGGACGCCCATCGACCACGATCCCGTGCCGCCCGATGTCCACAAGTGGGCGCAGGCGCACAAGACGATCGCCATGTCCAGGTTCGGGCAGGAGGCGCTCGCAGCAGTCGGCGTGAAGTCGGCCTACATCCCGCACGGGCTCGGCGCCGAGTGGAGGCACACGCCGTCAGACATCCGGCAGCGGATGTCAGTCCCCGAGGACGCCTTCCTCGTGACGATGAACGCGGCCAACATCGGGACGCCCAACCTGGACCGCAAGGCGTGGATACAGAACCTCCGGGCCTTCTCGCTGTTCGCCCGCAACCACGACGACGTGCTGCTCTATCTCCACACCGACCCCACGCGGCCGGACGGCTTCCCGATCCCGGCGTACCTGCACTACCTCGGGTTGCCGGGTGACCGCATGCGGCTCACGGACCTGTTCGCCTACCGCTCCGGGCTCATCCCGACCTCGGAGATTGTCGAGCTCTACAGCGCCACCGACGTGCTGCTCGCGGCATCATCCGGCGAAGGCTTCGGGCTCCCGGTCGCCGAGTCGATGCTCTGCGGCACTCCGGCCATCGTGACGGACTTCAGCGCGCAGCCGGAGATCGTCGGCGACACCGGCTGGAAGATCGAGTACGAGCCCTTCTGGGAC